ATGACCCAGTTTGGTGAAAAACGGCTTGAAAAGGCCAAATATGGGAGGTTTTGTCTTTGAGATGGTTTAAAAAACAGGCGGCCCCGGATGCGCCGCCGGGTGAAGTCCAGCTACGGAACGGGGAGCGCCACCCCTTCGGCATCCTGGGGGACTACGTGCCTCTTCGGAGCGGCGAGGCGCGGCTGTACCGGGCTGTCCGGGAGGCGGTGCCGGTGGTGGACGCTGCCGTTTACAAGCTGATCCGTATGACCGGCGGCGTCACCGTATCCTGCGGGGACAAGGAGGCGGAAGAGGGACTGGCGGAATTTTTGCGGACAGTGCCCACAGGGCGGGGACAGTCCGGCGTCAACGCCTTCCTGGACTGCTACCTGGATTCCCTTCTCACCTGTGGGCAGGCCATCGGGGAGATTGTGCCCGCCGGGGGCGGACGGGATATCGCCGCCCTGCTCTGCGGCAGGACGGAGGATATCGGGATCAGAGAGGGGGCGCACCCCCTGGAATTCCTTATCTGTGGGTATGACGGGGCGGGACGCTTGCAGGAACTGCCGTATCAGCATCTGCTGCTGTTTACGCCCCTGAATCCGGAGACGGATCATCCCTATGGCGTGTCGCTACTGCGCTCTTTGCCGTTTTTGACGGATGTGCTGACCAAAATCTACCACACCATCGGCGTCAACTGGGATCGCTGCGGGAACGTGCGTTTTGCCGTCACCTGCAAAAACGGCGAGGGCGCTGCCGCAGAACGGAGCAGGGTGCTGGCCGGGGAGTGGAGCCGGGCCATGCGGGAGAGCCGGGACGGCGTGGTCAGGGATTTCGTGGCTGTGGGCGATGTGGATATCCGGGTGATCGGGGCGGACGCGCCGATCCTGGACAGCGAGATCCCCGTGCGGCAGCTGCTGGAACAGATCGTGGCCAAAACCGGCATCCCGCCCTTTATGCTGGGCCTTAACTGGAACTCTACCGAGCGCATGAGCGCACAGCAGGCGGATATGCTGACTACCGAAATCACCGCTATCCGGCGGACCCTGACCCCGGCCCTGGAGCGGATCTGCGGGCTCTGGCTGCGGATGCACGGCTATACTTGCGGGTTTTCCGTGGTATGGGAGGACATCAATTTGCAGGATCAGGTGGAGGAGGCCAAGGCCGCCCTCTACCGGGAACAGGCCCGGAAACTGAGGATTGAAAACGATGCGGCGGAAGCCGGGAGAGGAGATTTGGATGGAAGTTCTGAAGGGACGGCGTGAGACGGCGGCTTTGGCCGGAGGGGAGGATTTGGCACTTATCAACCGGTTCGCCAAGACGCCTTTGACGGCGGATCAGGTGTATACCTTCAGCATCCGCCTCTGTGACAACGAGGTGGATCGGGATTTTGAACGCTTTGACCCTGCGGCGCTGGAGGCGCTGAGCCAGCTGTTTGTGGGGAAGAGCGGGATTTTTGACCACCAGTGGTCCACCCAGGGGCAGACTGCCCGCATTTACCGGACGGAAGTGGTGCGGGAGGCGGCTGTGACTACCGCCGCAGGGGATGCTTACTGTTGGCTGAAGGGCTGGGCATATCTGCTGCGGACGGAGAAAAACGCCGATCTCATCGCCGAGATTGAGGGGGGCATCAAAAAAGAGGTCAGTGTAGGGTGCAGCGTGGCCAGAAGCATCTGCTCTGTCTGCGGCGCAGAGGGCGGCGGATGCGATCACGTCCGGGGGCAGCGGTACGGGGACAGGCTCTGTTTCCTGGAATTGCAGGATCCGGTGGACGCTTACGAATGGTCCTTTGTGGCGGTGCCCGCCCAGCGGGATGCAGGCGTTTTAAAGCGCCTCGGCGGCCGGGAGGGCGATTTGGCCACCGTGCGGAAGGAGGCGGCCCTGGGGCGGAAGTACCTGGCAGGCCTGCGGCGTGAAGTAGTGCGGCTTGCCATGCTGGCGGATGAGGATCTGGACGGGGAACTCTTCGCCAGGGCCGCGGAAAAGCTGGAGGAGCCGGATCTTCTGGCGCTGAAACAGGGATATGAAAAACAGGCGGCAAAGCGGTTCCCCGCCGCGCCCCAGCTGGCGGCGGCACTTCCCGCAGAGCCGTCCGGCAGTGAATCCGTGTTCCTTGTCTGAGGGACAGACTTTTACATATAGAGGAGGATATACATGAAGGTTTCTTATGAGGGAATCGGCCAGTGGGCCGCTACCTTCGCCTGCGATCAGGCCCATGAGGGCGAGGTGGTCAAAATTACCGGCAGCGGGACCGTGGGGCCCTGCGCCGCAGGGGACAGCTTCTGCGGCATGGTGCTGTCCGCAGGCCGGGACGGGGCCTGCGCGGTGGCCCTGGGGGGCATGATCACCGCCGGGTACTCCGGCGAGGCCGCGCCTTCCCTGGGCTGGTGCGCCTTGGCCGCCGACGGCAGCGGCGGCGTGGCCGCCGGGGAGGGCGGACGGAACTATCTGGTGGTGGATGTGGACAGCGTGTCCGGCACCGTAACATTTGCGCTGTAAAGAGAGGGAGGGCTATATGAGTTATCATTACGAAAACGTCAGGCTGGAAAAGGGCATGTACGGCCGCAGCGGCCGCACTTTTTCCCAGACCCTGGAGGAACTGGATCCCAGCGAGCACTACCGGGGCACGCCGTTGGAGGGGATGGACGCTTTCCAGCGGCAGCTGAAACGCTTTGACATCAAGGTCAAGGGCGCAGGCAGCGATATGGTGGAGAAATTTTTCCACACCACCGATTCTGCCGTCCTCTTTCCGGAGTTTGTCTCCCGGGTGGTGCGCCAGGGGCTGGAGGAGGAGAGCGTTCTGCCTGCCATTACCGCCGCTGTCACCAATTTTGACGGGATGGATTACCGCTCCATCTCCTCTACCCCCACCAAGGAGGAGAAAAGCCTCCGGCGGGTGGAAGAGGGGGCTCAGATCCCCCAGACCGTCATCCGCACCCAGGAAAATCTGGTGCGCCTCCACAAGCGGGGCAGGATGCTGGTGGCCTCCTATGAGGCGATCCGCTTCCAGCGGCTGGACCTCTTCTCCGTGACCCTGCGGCAGATTGGCGCCTACATCGGCAGGATGCATCTGGAAGACGCCATCAGCGTGCTGAAAGACGGCGACGGCAACAACAATGCCGCCCAGGCCTTTACTGTGGGCACCGCTCCGATCACCAAGGGCAATACCGCCCTAAGCTATGAGGCGTTGGTGGACTTCTGGAGCCAGTTCGACCCCTACACCATGAACACTATGCTGGTCAGCGGCGATATGATGCTGGCTATGCTGAAGCTGCCGGAGTTCCAGAATCCTCTGACGGGTCTGAATTTCCAGGGCACCGGCACCCTGACCAATCCCCTGGGAGCCAAGCTGCTGCGGACTTCCGCCATGCCTGCCGGGACCATCATCGGCCTGGACAAGAACTACGCCCTGGAGCAGATCTGCGGCAGCCAGGTGACGGTGGAGTACGACAAACTCATTGACCGGCAGCTGGAACGGGCCGCCATTACCTCTATCTCCGGCTTCGCCAAGCTGTTCCCCGAGGCGTCCAAGGTTTTGAACGCGGGGTGACGGCCATGGAGGACAGGATCCTGGACATGGCCCGGGCTGCCGCCGGGGGCGCGGCGGCGGAGGCCCTGCTGGCTCCCCTCTGCGCCGCCGCAGGGCGGTACTGGGAGGGCCGGCTGCGGGAGGGGTTGGCGGCGGAGGACTGCGGCGAGGCCTTTCCCTGCGCGGCGGCCTTTACTGCGGCGGCGGATCTCTTGACAGGTGGAAACGGGGGCTTTGTGGAGTCCTTCCGGGCCGGGGAGATCTCCATGAAGGGCAGGGGGGCGGCGGAAACCGCCGCCCAGGCCCGGAACCTCCGCCAGACTGCGGAACGGCTTATGGCCCCCTTTGCCGTGCCGGAGGATTTTTCCTTTCAAGGGGTGAGAGGCTGATGGACTGGATGCGGGAGGTTCTGGAATGCTGCGGCCAGCAGGCGATCCTTCGCACCGCGGCGGGGGAGGCGGAGGCCCTCGTTTTCCTGCAGCCCCTGGCGGAACGGAAGGAGGGCTTACCCGGCGCGGCCACCAGTATCGGCTGGGTGGATCAGCGACTCTGGCTGTACTTGGGCCGGGAACGGGTGGATCCTGGGGACACCGTCCTTTGGAACGGGCTCTCCTTCTATGTCCGCAGCAGCAGGCCCTACTACATCGGGGGGACGCTCTGCCACTGGTGGGCGTCCCTGGAGGCGGCAAAGGAGGCATCATGAAGGAACTGACGCAGATGCGGGACGCGGTGGTTGATGCGCTGAACGCCGGAGGGCTGGCGGCGATGGCCGCCTTCCCTCCCGGACGGGCCAAGGCCTACGCCGGCCCCGCGGCGGCGGTGGCCGTGGAGACCGCCCAGGGGAAGGCCATGGGCTTCTGCGGATACCTGGGCGAGCGGTATGATCCGGAATCCGGGGTCTCCAGGGAACTTTACGGAAAGATGCTGGAGGGCGTGATCGTCGTGGACGTGCGGGGGAACCGGGCGGCGGACTGCGAGGCCGGATGCGGTACGGCGGCGGAAATCCTTCTGGGGGATCTGCCCTCCGGCATCCGGCCAGGGGAACTTTCCTGGGAGGCCCTCCAATGGGAGCGGGAGACCGGGATGTTCCTCCGGCGGGGGCGGCTGCAATGCAGGGCGGTTTTCGCGGCGGAGTCCTCCGGTGAGGAGGATGTGTTTTTGGACTTTGTTTTGAAAGGGGTCATGAAAAATTGAGTATGATCATGCATGAGAGGCCCGGTGTTTACTCGGTCTACGACGCTTCTTCGGCGGTCTTTGCCGGACGGGCTTCCAAGATTGTGGGCGTTGCTGCCCGGGCCGTTCGGGGCGACGTGGGAAAGGCCGTCACCGTTACCGGCTATGCCGCCGGTGTGGAGGCTTTTGGCGAAGATGCCGTACCGGGAATGAGCACGGTTTTGCGGCTGCTGTTTGCCAACGGGGCCTCTGCTGTGACGGCTGTCCGGGTGGCGGACGCGGCGGAGGACGGGGACGAGGCCCAGGTCCTGGCGGACTATCAATCGGCCTTCGCGGCGCTGGGAAAGGAGAACGTGCAGATTGTGGTCTGCGACAGCGGGGATCTTGCGGTGCAGCAGGCCCTGCGGAACGCCGTGACAGAGGCCTCCGCCAGCCGCCGGGAGCGGATTGCCCTGGTGGGCGGCAGCGGCGAGGACGCGGCGGCCCTGGTGGAACGGGCCAAGGCCCTTAACAGCGAGCGGATGGTGCTGGTGGGGCCCGATCCCCTGGACGCCTCCGGAAAAACGCTGCCCGGCGTGTTCGCCGCCGCCGCTGTGGCCGGAGCCGTGGCTGCCGGACGGGATCCGGCTGTGCCGCTGAACGGCACGGAACTGAAGGGGCTGGGGGGACTTTCCCAGGAGTACGGCGACAACGATATCGATCTCCTGGTCCGGGGCGGCGTGACGCCGCTGGAGACCGCGGCGGGCATTATCTCCCCAGTCCGGGGGATTACCACCAGAACAAAAACCGGCGAGGCCGCCGACGCTACCTGGCGGGAACTGACCACCATTTTGATTGTGGACGACGTGATTCCCTCTATCCGGGACGCTCTCCACAGTAAGTTCAAAAGGACAAAAAATACCGTCCGCAGCCGGGGCGCTATCCGTTCCCAGGTGATTGTGGAACTGGAGAAAAAGACGGCGGCGGAGATCATCGACGGCTACGGGGAGGTTTCTGTGACCGCCTCCGCCGACGACCCCACTGTCTGCCTGGTGGAGTTCGGCTTTGCCGTGGCCCACGGGCTCAATCAGATTTATCTTACCGTCCACATCACCATTTAATAAAGGAGGGTGCGTATGCAGGTGAAGGGATTTCCTACCAGTTCCGATATCTATCTGGAACTGGAGGGCAGAAAGGTGGCGGTGGTGCAGAGTTACACCGCCAAGGCGTCCAAGTCCTCC